GCATCAGGCTGAATAACAATTGCATATTCTTTTTCAACATCTAATCTAACCGGAGCTTCAAAGTTAACAACCGTTGCAGTTGATGCGTCGTCGGTTGCTGAAACCTCAGCAGAAGTTAGATGTGTTTTAGAGAATGGCAAAATGCTTGAAGAAGGATAACCATTAACAACTTCGCGTATCATAATGGTTACACCGTTAGTATCACTCTTACGCTTAAAGAATAAATCAATTCTGGATGCAAAGATTGATGATGCGCCTTTAGCCATACCTTGTTTAACAAAGAATGTTTGTGCTAATGGATCTATAGCAAAAGGTCTGCCAGCAACAGTTCTTGTTGACGATGTCGTGGCAAATTGCTCAGGCAATCTTGTTGATGCAGTCAAGCTGCTCTTTTCAACATTGATGTTATATGCTCTATATGGTAACTCAGCTTTTGATGTAGATGCTGAACCAATGTTAGCATAAGTATCAACATCAACTACCGTTAAATATCTTTCACCTACGTAAAATTGACCTTCCGGTAATTCAAACACTGCTCTAATAACACCGTTTGCGTCTGTTGTAACCGCGGCACCTTTAGCACCAAACGACCGAACATCTCTTGCTCTTTGTGCACCTATAGTGCCGGGACGTACGTTACCATTAACGTCAATTTTATCAAAGAAGAAGTAATGTCTTGTGCTAGGGCGAAGGCCTGAAGCGAATACTCTAATATTTCTTGCACGCATAAACGGTTCAAATTGAATGTTAGAAACAAAATCGCCAACTAATTGGTTTTGTGTTCCCGCAGCTGCGACAAGTGAAGTTGTTTCAACTTGTTGCGTTGTTGTATCTTGCCACATTCGACCGCCAACATTCCTTCTTGAAGTAGATGAATTAGTAATACGATCAAGTGTTAATGGAATAAATGATTGCAAATCTTCAACTAAATTATTAAAAGGAGTAGCAAGATCTAACACAACTGGGTTAGACACTGTACTTTGCGCCATATCGTGGCTTGGTGAAATAGAACCTTCACCATCATACTTCCAATAGTTACTTACAGTGTTTCTAAAGTTTGTTGCAAAAGGCTGCCCTAATACTCTAATATTCGCATTACGCGTTAACGATGCAATATCGGCGTCGTTTGTATCTGGGAAGATAGACGAACCGGTTGCTGATTTGTATTTTAAATCTAACGGGAACGTAGTTACCTTTGGTGTAAGTGTTTTTGTATCACTGCGGATAGCTGCAGAGAAATTAGGATTTTCCATATTTGAAACGGCGGTATCATTAAATGGATCTACCATGAAACCGTTTTTAAATCTGCTCAAACCGTTTTCGTCTAGGATAGCTAAGTCCTGAGTACTTGCTTCTAATTGGCTTAAGCTAATATAATATTCTAAGTTATCTAAACGCTTTTCTACATTAGCAATATCACTCATTGTGTATCGCTTAGTTCCAGCAGACTTAACTTTTACACCGTAATATAACTTATCTTGTGTAAGGGCTTCTTTTGGAGATAATGCTGGATACCCAGGAACGGATACTTGCGCAACGAGAAATTGGTCAGCACCAACTTTTGGCGGGCGAGGAATTGTTTCTTCTTCACCTTTAATTACGCTAACTGTACCATATGAGTCAATAACTACAGAATCAATTCTTGATGCATAAGTAGTCATATCACTATTGACATTGCCATTGATTTGCGGTATAATATAATCACCAGCAGTAAATGCAGGGCTTGCCGCACCAACATTAGCTGTAATCACGGCAGCCGAACCCGGAGTAAGAGCAGTGTAACTTGCACCAGCACCTAGATCAGCATACGGTCTAAAGTCAATACATTCTCTTATTCTGTATGATGTGCCATTAGTTGATTTAAAAACCTTTAAATCTGATGTACGAACTTTTTCGCTTGGTAGAATAGCTGTTACGTCGTCAATTGGATAACTGTCAACAGTAAAGAAATTTGAGCCAGTTGAGTTGTTGATTTTAAATACTTTAAGTTTAATTGTTAGTGTACCTGTTGGCGCTGGGCGACCTGCAATAAATTCCATAAACGAGATGTCATAGAAATTATCTTTTTGGTTTGTATTTAATCTAAAGCTATCAGTAAAATCTGTGCCCGATGAATCTTCAACACTTGTAATGGCGTGTACATCCGGGAAACCTAAACTATATTGTGTTTTAGAATTGCCCCAAACTGTTTTAACATAAGGATTAACTAACACTTTGTTATATGCTTCAGCATCAGTAGTATTAATTAATCTTTTATTATAATATACTTCAGCAACTGGGTCTGAGTTATCAGCAGGGTCTAAAGTAATAGTAAGGACTGAGTTGTTCAATGAAGTTGTATAGCTTAACACGGTGATAGGAGTATTAGATGCATCAACTACAACAATATCGCTTTGGTCTAACGCAAAGTCAGAGTTTACATCGGCGTTAATTACGATTTCATCGCTTGTAACATTAACACTTGATGCATGCGCGCGTACAGGAACTGCTAAATCGTTAAGCGTTTTAACACTTTTTGCGCCAGTATCAAATATCATTGCTGATGTACCAGCACCTTTGATTTGTGATCCAGATGGGATTGTGATAACGCCTGCAGTACCAACGATACGCTCAACATTAGCAAATGTAAACGACGGGAATAGCATTTTAACACCAAACAAATACAATCTTGTTGGTGTAATATTTTTAGCAAAAGCTTCGCCAATTTTAGTACCGTTTGAACGCTGTAGCTCTAGCATTTCGTATTGTAATCCAATAGTTCCGGTAATTGCCGTTACATCAACATATGATCCATAGTTAAGGGATGTTGATTCGTTCGCTTGTGTTGTTGTAGTAGTAACGTCATCAATAACTACATCTTGGAAGCCTTGGTTGTTAACCCGATAACCTTTAATGTATGCTGTTCCTTTTCCTACAAGCGCAGTAAGATCCGCGCCACGTCTTTCTAATAATACGTTAAAATCATCAACGATATAGTCGCCAGACTCTTCGTAAGTTCTTTTTGCCATTTCTTCGTTAATAGAGTTAAATTGCGCAACGTCTCTAAGCGTAACTGCTGAGCCATTTTGGTATCTAACTAATGTAAAGAATGCAGCATCAACGTCAGCAAGTGTAGTTGCTTTAACAGTTAATGTTGGAACCATTTTAAATCTATCAGCACCCGGCGCATTTTCGTTTTCAGAACCGTTTGCATTATCGTATAAGCTACTGTCTTGCAAAGAGGAAACAACAGTTTCTGTAACTTCGTAACCAACTGAAAGATCGTCAGGTGCATTAGTGTACGGTGAAACAATAAGTGTTTGCTCTGCCGCGAATAGGAAGTGACCTTTTTGGAATATAACACCTGATGCAGCTTGAATACCAAACGAGAAACCAGTTGGTGCAGGAAGTTGTGTTACCTGCGTAGTTGCGATAGAAAGTGTTGTTTCAATAACTAACGAACCGTTGTAACGATACCTATTAATAATAAGTTCTTCACCGGGAATAAACGCTTTATAACCGCCTGCTTCGTTTGTATTCAAATAGTTAATAAAGAAAGTATTAAGATTTGGTGGACGAGTTTCAAAACCACGCGCAGCGTAAATAATAGATGCCTTAAGTCCGGAAACAGAACCAACAACTTCAAATTTAGTTTCGACCGATACCGTTACGCCAGATAACACTTCGTCTTCGATTTTTGGTAAAAATGACTCTGGGTCAAATCCAGTTTTATCAGTTAGCTTAACATATTGCAAACTGTTTAGATTTGTAAAGTTACACCCTTTAATGATACTACCTTCTTGATAGATATTGTCACCAAACTGTTCAACTTGATTTTGCAAAATAGTTTGCAGTTGAGTTAATTCGCGAGCCTGTACTGCGTATGCTGGTTTAAACAGGATTTTATAAAATTGCTTTTCAATATCAAAGTCATCAAAATACGGAGCAATATTTAAATTTTTGTTAATAGGCATCTATCATGTTTCCTTAAAATTCTAGTACTAATTTGTATTCTTCTCGCGAGGTACTAGTACGGACGAGAGGAACAAAATCTTCCATGAAGTATACTTGCCCACTTCGTTGGATGTAATCTGATTCAATCGTGTTGTTGGCTTGTGGACTATTTATTATAATTCTCTGACCTGTAGAATTGACAATGGACGCAGTAGGATCTAACGATGTATCATTATTCGCTGTATTGGTGTATGGACCCATATAGTTAGAAATATATACTGTGTTAGAACTTTCAGCCACTTCGTGAATTTTACCAGTGAAGGTTATTTTGTTATTATCATCTAATTGTTTAATTAAATCATCTTTAATAGCAAATGCAATATTGTCAGTCGTAATTGCAATTCGGTTATCAAATACTGTAGGTGTATTGGCCGAGTTGGCCGAAGCACTTACAAACTCTGGGTTTTTAACAACGCCAAGATAAGAATAGCTTCCATCAGCGCCAATAAGATTATTATCTGTTTCTGTAATATAACCATAAAGGAGTACGTGACTACAGTATAGTTCGTCAATCAAGTTATATCCGTGTCCACCAAAAGGCGAAAGAATTGGCCTTAACGTAGCTCTAACATCAATAGAGTTTGGATCTTCTGGCGCAAAGTCAAATGCAGGATCCTTAATTGAAGCCGTAACATTAGTATATCCGCTGCCAGAGTTAAGGATAATTATATTAGTTATCTTACCGCTAACTACTTCTGT